ATTTAGAAGGAGATTATGAACAGTTTATGGGGCACATAACGAAGCGGTTTAAATATGAATAGTGAAGAACTACACGGAAAGCCTTTATTCATAGGCGTTTCAGAAGGATAGGACACGAACGCCGGTTTAAAACGAAACGGTTTTTGCTTTACATTTGCTTAGCTTTAGCTTTACACTTGAAGTTATCTAATTAAAGCAAACGCCGACCGCCATTTACTTTTCTCTTTACTTTGCTTATATTTCCCCGATACGAAAAACAAAGCCGTCATAGGGCCGCAAAACGAGGCTTCCGGCGGCTTGGTTTTTGCTGTTTTTTATTTTTCCTTTTTTGGTAGTTTAACGATATAAAAACTTCCAAATGCTTATTATTTGGTAGTTTTGCAGAAATAAACTTCCAAATACGCATGAGAAAGACAGAAACAAAGGTGATACATGTACACCTGATATTTGAAAAAAGAGATTTCTACTTTGGTAGCATATCAGCCGTGTTCAATACGCTGGACGAAGAACGCATAGGCATAAAGAAAAGCACTCTTTTACATGCCGGGTTATGCGATGGAACTTCAATACCTACAAGAATGGCTATTATAAAGCAATCCCACCTTATTAGAGGCGGAAGTTAAAGTGTTGTTATATTGAATATTAGAAGCCGTTAGAATGCCTTTAAAATGGTATTCTAACGGCTTTTTTATTGGTGTTCTAACATCTTGTTTTACTTGAATGTCTTACAAAAACACCTACATAAAACACCTACGAAATATATGTTAAAACACTTACAAAAGACTTACAAAAGCATGTAATATGATGCTTGTAAAATATATAAAAGCGACATAAAACGGATTGTTTTGACAGAAAAAGCCGTTTAAAGTGGTAGAAAATGCCACTAATTATTAGTGTGTATGACTTGTTTTTCTGTTTGTAAAAACCTAATAACCAATAAGTTATTGAGATGCAATAATGAAATGACAGTACATTGTTGCGTGCGTGAATTAATTAGGGCTTCTTGAGAATGTACATTATGTGTTCGTGCTCTATCCTACATTTGCATGCGTTGAATCTGGCACATCCGATGCAGAACTTCCCTTTTCCCTTTTCAACTGCCTGATTTGCTCTTTTAATGAGCCGATGGTTTCCATCAAGTCTTTTACTTCCAAATCTTTCTCTTTATATATCTTATATATAACAGAATCATCTGTATTAGAAACAGATATATTTGTCGGCGTACTATTTTTTGCCTCTTCAGTAGTTTGGCTATTGCATAGCATGGAACCTCTACCTGATAGTAGCCATTTTAAATCTACAATATCAGAATATTCTGATATTGAAAAACGCCTAAAGAAGTCATAGCTTGGCGCAGATTTCATATTTATTATATCATAAACAGTTTGGGCACGGTCGTATCCAAGTTTAACAGCGAAACTATTACGTGTATCACCTGTGTATTGCAGGATTTCTGCTATTCTTGCAGAAATTTCTGCATTTTTATTTCCATTTTCTTTGTTCATATCAGAATATTCTGTAAGTTTGCAGCGTGTTAAACATATTAACGGGCGGTAAATATAATAAAAACGCTCGACAGTTCAATGATTAAAAGAATTAATTATGAAAGCAATCAAAGTATTTATTGATGAAGCGGAACAGTTTAAGATGCTGAACCTGATAGAAAAGTTGAACGGTCACGAGGATATAGCCATGACCGGCACGGGTGCAACCGAGTTTGTAGTAGCAGCTACCGGCGAATGCGCAATGGCGTATGCAAGGGCGGTCATAGAAGGCCGGTTGAATGATTGTACGATTGAAATAATTAAATAATTTAGCTATGTGGAAGTTAATAACAGAAGAAGGTGAAATTTTGACGACCGACACATTGGACGTGTTGGTGAGGTACGCAAAAGCGTGTAACATTTCCTCCGGTAGTATATATACCGATGAAAATGTAAAAATTCCAAGTAAAATGATTACCCCGTTTAATTATTCTGCTTGTGACAGCAAGGCTTATAAACCTATTCAATCAGAAGGAAGTCGCATTTCTTCCCGTCAACCTCACGGAGCAGTCCACAAAAGCCGGAAAGTATCTGTGAAATGTGTACCGCCTGCAGATAATTCGAACAAAGCATATCAATCCGTAGACTGTACCGTACAAATTCAATTCCCCGAACTTCACATTCCTCATCCGGATGGTAAAATGACTGTTGGATTGGAAATTCAATATGTTTAGTCCAAGGAGAGATAACCTCTCTGATATGCTCAAGTATGCAATAAGCATCCTTTCGGTGTGCATCAGATTCTCTCTTTTGAGTGTCTAAGACGATTTCTGCTTTTAGCGGATAATTCATGGTATGATATTAAATTTTAGTTAGACATGCTACAAATGTAGCAAAACTTCCGCGGTTCGGGAGAATAGCGGAAGGTATTTAACAACAGAGTATTAATAGTAAAACGATATAGCGATGAAGAAGCATATTTATTTAGACAGGGCCGGCAAAGGCAAATTACGTCAGATATTCGACTGTACGGACGTAATGGTATGGAAGGCACTGACTTTTGAGAGCGATAGCGAGCTGGCCCGTAAAATCCGCCACACGGCCGTAAAGGAATTAGGCGGTTTTACCATCAATGACGGTTTTGCTATGGATTGGGAAACAACCCACCAGACGGCAGAACATACAATGACGCAGACTTTTGGAAAACGGGTTAAAATCATATCACATAATGATTTCCCTTTGGTTATTGTCTTCATAGACGGTAAAGAGGCGAAAAGAGTAGAAAGCATTTTGATGGTTTCTGATTTTATGAACCTTCAAGATGAAGTTGTGAGAATGGCCTACGGCCCCCGAATTTAAAGTACAACTATGGAATACTACGGAAAAATATTGTGTATATCAAAAGACGACCTTACGCGCGACGACCGGCCGCTTTTAGAGGACTATCAGTTAGATGTAACGAAAGCTCCTATAATGACAGTTAGCTGTTTCGATCAGTTGGCTTATCGTAAAAGAATACAGGTGGTTTGTAAAGGTATAGGCCGTGGGGTAAAATCCCTTGTTTCCGTGGATAGTCTGCCGGATAAGTATAAAAAATTAGTTGAACAAAAATACGGAAGTATGGACGTTGAAATTTTAAGGAACTGGTTCGCTTCACATTGGGAAGTGGACGACGCGGCCCGCAGCTTTTATTCCCGTTTTCGCCTGCCTTCCGGCAAGCCTCTGGAACCGGAACAACAACAGGAATATACTTTGAATGCTTCTGCCTTGCAGTCAGTTATTCGCCTGATGAATGACGTTAAAATGAAACGGGCGGTTATGCAAGGCAACAAAATACGCTGGGAAGAAATGGCTGGTGCGATCAGCTTCTTTCAAAAGGAGTTCGGGCACAGTCTGCCGCTTTCGGTAAACCGCTTCAAGAAGAAAGTGAAGGACTTTCAAGAAAACAGTTACATAAGCCTGATAAGCAAAAAGTTCGGTAATCAGAACACAAGGCTTGTCAGCGTACAGATTGAAAACCTTCTGCTTAGTTTGGCGACACAGCCGAACAAGCCGTGGAATAAAAACGTGTGGGAAATGTACAACATGTTTATAGCCGGTGAGTTGACTGTTTGCGACCCGGAAACAGGCGAGATATTCAACCCGGCTGAATTTGTGGATAAGAAAGGCAACCCGATCAAACTTAGCCAATCCACTATAAACAACTATCTGAACCAGCCAAAAAATCAGGTTTTGATAAATCACAGGCTTATGAGTTGGAGCACGTTTATGCACAATGAACGCCCACATGTACACCGCCACGCCCCGGAATTTTCTTTTAGTAAGATTTCATTTGACGACCGCGATTTGCCGCGCAAACTGAAAGATACCAAGCAACGCCCAAAGGCTTATTACGCCTACGATGTAACAAGCCAGTGTGTAGTCGGCTTTGCTTATAATCGTAATAAGAATGTGGATTTGGTTGTAGATTGTTTCCGTGATATGTTCCGTCTGATGGAGCGTAACGGTTGGAATTGCCCGGCGCAAGTGGAAGTGGAAAACCACCTTATGAGTCAGTGGAAAGACAGCTTTCTAAAAGCCGGTACATTGTTTCCCTTTGTTCGCTTCTGTGCCCCGTTAAACTCACAGGAAAAGTTTGCAGAACCTTTGAACGGTGCGAAAAAACGCAGTGTTGAACACAAAAATCATTTAGGAATAGGCCGCTTCTATGCGAAAAATGAAAAATACCGCGCCGAAAGCAAAAAGATAAGTGACGAATACAACGACACTTACGAAGAAAAGCAGTATTACACATGGGAACAACTTATACAGGAGGATATGAACGACGTTCACGAGTTCAACCACTCCCTACACCCTAATCAAAAGAAATACCCCGGTATGACGCGTTGGCAGGTTCTTGAAAGCAATATGAACCCGACTTTGCAACCGGTTGATAAGGCTATTTTGTACCGCTTCATCGGTGAACATGTGGAAACGAGCATTAAACGAAACAGTTATTGCCGCGTAAACTACACCGATCTTTGGTTGAGCAGCCCGGAAGTTCTCGACCGCCTTGCCCCAAATAATAATCAAGTGGATGCCTACTACCTACCCGATGAAGACGGGAATATGGGTGATGTGTATATCTACCAAAATGGCGTATTGCTTGATAAGTTAAGCAACGTCGGAACCTTCAACACGGCGGAAGCGGAACAGACCGAAGCGGACAAACTGATAATGACAAACCAAAATAAGTTAATCAGCCAGTTCGACGCAATGACTAAGAAAGAAGCTATTGCCCCGGTGGTGGTGATGAAAGCAGAAACTGCCCAAAAGATAGCGAAGGCAACAGCAAAGCCCGTACAGGTTGAAACGGAAGAACCGGACATGAATACCCTGATTGCCCAATTCAGCGACTACAAAGGCCGAGGGGTTGCGGACACATAACAATATTAGAATAACATTAAAACATCATTATAATGGAAGTAACGAACGATATTAAACAACGTATTCTCGAAGCCATTACGGCAAACCGGGAAAATTACCCTTCGGATAACAAGCACGCCGCCGCACTTGGCATTTCGGCCAGCGTGTACAACGTCCTGAAAAAAGGGAAAATTGACAAACAGGTTAGCGATACAAATTGGATTTGCCTTGCCCGTCGCTTGAATGTATCGCTGAATAATGAAATTCAGTGGCAGGCGGCCGAAACCCCGACTTTTGTCTATATAACCGAACAGTTGGCAATGTGTCAAGAAAGTAGCGTTTCCGCCGTATTGTGTGATATGGCAAATATAGGAAAGACATTCACGGCACGCATTTATGTAAAGATGCACAAGAACGCTATTTATGTGGATTGCTCACAGGTTAAAAGCAAACAACGCCTGATCCGCTATATAGCAAAAGAATTTGGGGTTAACTCCAACGGTAGATATTGCGATGTGTATGACGACCTTTGTTTCTACCTGAAAACGCTGGAACGCCCTTTGATTATTCTTGACGAAGGCGGTGACCTGCAATATGAAGCCTTTTTAGAATTGAAAGCCCTTTGGAATGCCACGGAACGCTGCTGTGCATGGTATATGATGGGTGCAGACGGTTTGAAAGAAAAGATGAACCGGTCTATTGAATGCAAAAAAGTAGGATATACCGAAATGTTCTCCCGTTATGGTGATAAATACAGCAAAGTAACCCCGGACGACGGAAAAGAGCGCGAAGCATTCCTAAAGGCACAAGCGGCGATGGTGGCGAAACTAAACGCCCCGGAAGGCACGGAGGTTATGAAAGTGGTAAACCGCACAGGTGGAAGCCTTCGCCGGGTATATACGGAAATTGAAAAAATAAGAAAGGGGGCTTGATATGTTGAAAAAGGTCTATCAACTTGGCATGGAAGCCCAATACGCCGCGCATGTTCTGCTTTTATGGGGTGAAGGTGAATACCCTTGCGATC